GTAGTACCAGGTGCAACCCAGGCTGACTTTGACGAGAGCCTCCAAAGATGGGTAGATTTTCTAGATGACAAAGGTAAGGACACTGGTCCTATCAGAGACTTCCTAGATACTAAAAAAAAAGTAGATGAAGAAGTAAAAGTTGAGGATATAGAACCTGTTGAAACAAGCCTTGATGAGGCAGTGACAGAAAAAGAACTGTCTGAGGCAGAGTTTGATAGGTTGTTTGGATACAGTATTGCTGAAGAACAGTCTGCTCTAGACCGTCAGTATGCAAAAGAGAGAGCCGATAGAAAAAAAGGGAAGTCTACAGATAAGGTAAGCGTTGATTCTATTCTAGCTAATGAGAATCCAGCTGACCTGCACAGTAAGTTAACCACCCCACCATCACAAAACGGCTATTCAGTCGATGAAGTTAAAAGTCTAGCAGCTAATATTAAAGCTTTAAATCCCGACTTTAACTATAACCCCAAAGGAAAGAAAGAAGATATTGCCGCTTCCATAATGGAGTGGTACGTCTCTCCTATGGAGGATGCATACACAAAAAATGATCTGACTGAAACGAAAGAGAACGATGATGTTGTAGAGAGCAGGCGTCTTAACAAGGCAACAACATTCCATTCTCCTGGGCAGGCAGAGAAGTTAGTTAGGTCTCAGGTTAGAAGTATCTTTGGGGATAAGGGAGCAAGACGACTAGAAGAGATAGGGTTTATAAACTTCATAGACAGAAACAAAGCAAAGGATATGGGTGCGTCTGATACTGCACAGGCTTTTGTTTCTAGAGGCAACGGAACTATCTATTTTATACGAGATAAAATCTCTTCTGACATGACTGCCAAAGATGTAAGAGGGTTGTTATTCCATGAGGTAGGGGTACACTTTGGTAGAGATGTATTCAGCGGTAGCGAATGGAACTCAGTTCTAGATGAGCTTTATAAGTTAGGGCAGAATGGGGACGACATAGTTAATACAGCTGTTGCTAGGGTAATGCGTAACTATGGGTATAAGAAAGCTGATACTGGCAGACCGTTTGACCCAGCAGCCAAGCATATTAATTTCCACGTTAGGCGTGAGTTCTGGGAAGAGGTTCTTGCTCATGTAGTAGAGATCAAGCAACCAGCCTTAGACTCTCCTTCTAGAAAAGGATTACTAGATAAGATAAAGAATGCATTTAAAACATTTTTCAATAAGGTATTTGGAACTGATATGAATGTTTCAAATGTAACTCTTGATGATATTGTAAATCTTATTGGTTATTCTACTTGGCACTCTGGTATACTAGCCTTAGAAAGGCATGGCGATTCCAAGAATATGTCTAGGTTTAGGGATGGGAAAAGGAAGGAGTTTCTAGATGGTTCTATAATGAAAGAACCTGTGTATCATGGAACTTCTAGCGATTGGAGCGCTCCTCTAATAGAGAAGACCCAACTTGGATTACATGTAGGGACCTCTATTGCTGCTGTTAATATATCTGCATCAGAACACTTTAGAGATAAGCCAATCCAAGAGAGTGAAGCCTTGGCTGAGTTAGCTGATGAGGTGGAAGCGTGGAAACCTGGGTGGGAGTCTAGGATTTCTAATCGTGACCTAGACAAGATAGCTATTAGTTGGGACCCTAAGCTTCGACTAAGAACATCAGATAATTTAGCTGATGCTCAGGGTTTATTTGATTCATTAGGTATGCAAAAAGAGGTTGGTTACACATGGTTTGAGAAGGGGGCTAATATAAGGCGTGGATATATAAATGTACAGAATCCTTTTATAACTGGAGACCTAGGAAACTTTAGTGACCCGACTTCTTGGTTTACTCATGCTAATAGAGTTCTAAGGGGGGGTGCAGCATACAATTCCCCAGAGGCACAAGAGGTTGTATGGGAGAAGATATCTAAGCTTGCTAGAAGCACTGCTACAACTAGGAGGTCTTTACATGATGAGAGTGATATAGCTGGAATGTTTAGTTTGGACGCAAAATTTTCTAGGGAATTAAGAGCGCTCTTAAAAGAAGAGGGTTACGATTCAATAGAATATACCAATGATGCAGAAGATGTTGGTAGTAAAAGTTGGATTCTTCTGGATGATAACCAATATAAATCTGTTGATGACCTATCATTTGATTCTGGTACTGGTATATTCTCTACTAAGAAAGTTATAAGTCAACCTAATTCCTCTGCTATAACTGAGTCTAGAAGGTTAGAAAGAGAGACAGCTAGAGAGGTTGTTAAGTCTAGGATTGGGACTGCTCGTGCAAACTCAGCGCTTAAGTGGATGCAGAGAAGGATAGAACCTTTGATGGCTGTAGAAGGGTATTCTCTTTTAGAGGCTAAACGTATGCTTACCAAGGGAAAGGTAGGAGAATGGGCTAACACAGGTAGGATAGTTTTTGATGTTCTTAACGAGGCTACACCCACAGAAAAGAAAGCCATATATAAATACTTTACTACCAGGAATGCTGACCCGTCTAAACTCCCAACTAGAAAGGTTAAGTTTGCTGAACATAAAACCGTAGTAAGAGGAACCAGGGCTGGCCCTACAGCTCCATCTGTCAGTATAAAGGAAAAGGTAATAGAGACAAAGAAAGAGATAGCTAGCATGGGGGAGAGGCTAGTTGCTGCGGGTCTTATTACTGATGCTCAATATGCTGAATGGAAGAACCAGTATTTACCCCGTGTTTATATGGAACACGTAATGGGTGGGCGTGATAGGATAGGTATTGGTGGTCTTAGAGCGTCAAGTCTTACGTATACTAAACATAGAAAAGATCATGAGAAATTTCTGAATGATGTTATATCTGGTCGTATAGATGATCCAGCATTCTTGGCTGGCAGGTATCTTACTATGGCAGGTAGTGACTTAGCTATCATAGAATACCTTAGCTATATAGCCAGTGATCCTGGTAATAACAAATGGGTATTGCCTGGTCAGATAATGACCTTCAGAAATATGATAGGGACAGCCGCTTATTTTAAGAATCTGGCGTCGGATATATCTACCAGAGCTAATGCTGGCAAGAGGATTGACCCCGCAAGGGCAGCTGAAATGCTAGAACTTTCTTCAGAAATGAATGCAGCAGCTGATCAGGTTAGTGTAGATATGCGTGGGCTTAACATGGATAACTACAGGAAGGTTCCTGACTCTCCTAGGTACGGCGCTATGCGTGAGCTGTGGGTGCATAAGGATATATGGAATGATATAAATGGTCTTGGTATAACAGGTAATCCCTCATGGGGTGCGCTCCTAAAGTGGAGTGGTCGAGCGCAAGCTACCTTTAAGTACACTAAAGTCCCAATGAATATTCCAACTCAGGTTAGGAATATGATATCTAACACTATACTAATGAACGTATCTGGAACAAACTTCTTAAGAATTCCAGGTGCGGTAAGTAAAGCTATGCATGATGTATCTACCAATGGCAAATACATGCAGCTTGCTAGAAAGTATGGTCTTGAAACAACTACGTTTGCAGCTACAGAACTGGGTCAGATTGATAGGGAGTTAGCTACAGTAAAGGCTAAAGGAGACAGCTTCGAGGGTATGTGGGCTAGAGCTAGGATATTCTTTAATGACTATGGGGATGTTGGAGGCAGGGCATACCAGAAGACAGAGGTATTGTTTAAGGTTGCTAAGATGATAGACCTCATGGAGAATCATGGCAAGAAAGAAGCCGAGGCAGCTAAGCTAGCTAATGAAGCGCTTCTAGACTATGGTAATGTTTCACAGGGCATTAGGATGCTAAGGACCCTACCATTAGGCTCTCCGTTTATTACCTTTAATGCAAAGGTGATGGCTCAGATGGCTAGAAATATAAAGAACCATCCATTCGCTTCCCTTAAATATGTTGCGTTACCTTACCTGCTAATGGAAATGTTCTTGTCTCAGAATGATGACCTGGATGAGGATGATTGGGACGCTTTGATGGATTTCTTACCTGACTATATGGAGAAAGAGTTTAGCACTATGGTCTTTCCGTATAAGGATGAGAACAACAGATGGAAGGCGTGGGATGTAAGTTTCTTCTTACCTTGGGGCGCTCATACAGCCCTCGCTAAGAATGTAGCAAAGGCTGAATTTGGTGATGCTATCTATAGTAGCATAGGGATGTTTACAGGGCCTGCTGAAATACCTGTTGCCCTTAAACTTAATAAGGACCCCTTTACTAGACAGCCTATATATAATGAGTTTGATCCAGTGCATCAAAGGTATCAAGATATGATGATGTTTGTAGCTAGTTATATGATTCCACCAATGATTATGCCTCGCAATAAGGCGGGAGATATTAGCACAGGAGGCGGACCATTAATTAAAACCATGATGGCTGCTGATATTATTGATGGGAATGTAGATAGGGATGGACTGCCAAGGTACACAATGAAGGACGCCACTCTTGCATGGTTCGGTGTTAGCCTTCAAAAGATGGGGCCACAGGATGTAGATACTGCTTTGTATTTTAAGGAAAGAGAGATTAGAAAAATAGAGCAGAGGGCTGAGCGGATGTTGAGTGATCCAAGCCTGAGCAGAGAAAAGAGAGAAAGACTTGCTAATGAGTACAGAGAACATATACTTAAAATCATACAAGAACATAGGAAGTGGGCTGAAAGTCTCAAGAGATTTAAAAGGTTATTCTAGTGAAAGTAAAGAAGCCTTTATTAGTAGAGGTAGAGTGGCGTGATATATTTGCAACGTGTGGGTGGGAAAAACTTGAGGAGGTTATTCCTCCAACTTTCTATACTTATGGATATCTTATATATAAAGATAAGGATACTATCAAGGTTGCGTGTACGAAAGATGAGAGTGGTGATTGGTTTGCTACCCATGCATTTCCTCGTGGGTGTGTTAAAAAAATACGCCCCCTTTCGGGGGCGACACGTACCTCATCCAAAAAACAAGTAGACAATAAAACCAGAAATGAAAATATAACAAGCATACCAGAGAACTAACTCTAGTGCTGTTCTAATCATCCGTCTTTCTGTTATTCCACTTATCTATTGCTTCATTCATAGCTCCTTTCTTTTGTGGGTCAAATGGAAATGTCATCTTGCATTTCGGGCAACCGACCAGGAATAACCCTGCATTAGCAACACCATTACAAAATGGACATCTCTTTAGTTCGCTCATAGATAACTCCTAGTTAGTTTACGTTGGGTTATAGAACTAATCTCATCGTAGTAGCCTTCTCCATCTAACCCCTTTAATGAAACCACTCCCCTCCACCAGTTATACTCTGTATCTCTACACCAACTTTCAGAATAGTGTGGATGTGAATAGCACCCTGCAGATAACCCGAAGATTTTCTGCCCGTCTGGTCTAGTTTGTTCTGCGTGATTATACAAGTGCGAATGTCCTTGCACCGCTGAGCAGTGCAGTTTAGATACCAAGTGAAACCCTACATGGGTTGAACTTATTGGTCTGCCTGCTACACCAGATGTAAAGTAATGAGAGAACATGATATTATCTACAGATAAACAGCTCTTAAAAGGTGTTACTTTCCATCCAAACTTTTCATATTGTAAGTCGCTTAATCCTATTGCTCCTTCCAATTCCGGTGCCGAGTTGACAGCTCTCTCTATCCTATCTTCATGATTACCAAGACACATGTGTAGTTTTGGTTTATATTGCTTCTCCTTTCTTTTTCTTTTCACATCATTAAATTTCTTTATAGGCGCAAAGAGTTTTTCTTGTGCATCTATAACCGATAGTATATCTTTCTTATATCGCCTGCCTTCAAATCCTTTGGTGCCTTTATCATAAGATGATAGGCTAGGCATATCCCCAAAGTCTCCTAAGCAAACTATTATTTCTGGTTGTTGTTCTATTATAAAGTTGCCAAGCGCTGAGAATCTTTTGTTATCATACTCAGGCGCAGCATGACAATCTGGTATTATCAGTAAGTCTTTTGGCTCTTTCTTTTTCATGGTGTAGTATCTTCTTTCATTTTCTTGATTGCAAAAATTTCATTATGTTCTGGAAATTCGTGCATAAATAATCTTGCATAGTAAGCTATGAAATCATTGCGTATTTTGAATTCATCTCCTACTGTATCAATAGATGTTTCCCATCTAATCCTATTCATTACAAGCCAATGTGAGAATCTAGTGTGTCCTTTGTCGATAGCCTCAAATGTAAACTTTTTAAACAATTCATATACATTAGGGTTTAACTTGTGCCATTTCCACCACTCTTGTTTTTGTGTCATATTCCGCAAATCCCTGTCATACATTGTTCATCGCTGTTATCTTCATAGATAACGCCTCTCTTTGAGTGAGCCTCTTCATAATCACAAGCGGTTATTGGTTGCCCTCCTCTACTACCTTCAGGGTAGAGTGTGAGGCCCCTAAGACCATGTGCATATTTAGATACTATCTTCGAGAATTTTTCCAACGTTCCTTCGTTGTTTAGTTCGGTGCCATAAGTAGGGAGATTAAGGGTAGAACTAATAGCGTGGTCTACATACTTCTGTAATTCATATTGAAACTTTATCCTTCTTTCCGGATCAGCCGCTAAATCTATAGCTGATTCTATATCCGTATGTTTAATTCCCTGGTCTATAAGATTCTGGGCAGCCCCATCTACTACAAACTGATGCTTCCATTTGGTTCCTTCCTGTAAGTATCTTCTTTTATAAGCCACAGCATAGATTGGTTCCACTCCAGAGGTGGTGCCAGCGAGGATGCTGATGCTACCTGTCGGGGCTATGGCCCTGTATCCTTTAGGTCTGCTCAAGAAGAACCTATCACAGTGTTCATTAGCAGCCTTCTCTGATTCATCTCTGTATATCTTAAGCCATTTCTTTAGCTCATCATTCATCTCATATTTATATCCAGACTTAAGTAACCATTCATGCATTCCCATTAAGCCTAGACCCAGGCGTCTATTCTTTTGCCTAACTTCTTCTACCTTTGTATAAGGTAGGTGTGCCCTTATAGTCCCGCATACTAGAAATTTAGAAGCCACGTTAACAACATCCTTAAATTCTTCTATGTTTTCTATTCGACCCATGTTGATACTTCCTAAATTACACACGTCAGAATCATCGCTTGATGTTATTTCTGTGCAGGCGTTACGCAGGGTTTCATTTTGCTTGTCTCCAAAGTTAAAGCTAAACCCTGGCTCTCCCGTCATCATTGCCTGCTTACAGTTTTCTATAAATATGTCAGGCATTCTACCATTACTTACTTCTTTAAGGAATTCATCGTCGTAATTTAAAGAGATGTTCATCATATCAAGAGGGGCTGGGTAATTAAAATTATTACGCTTGATCTCTGCTAATGATAGTCCTGTTCCAGGTACTTTAGAATCGTGCCAGTTTTTAATCTTTAGGAAATCTTGAGCATCTTCATGTTGCCAGTTTAAGGAACCGTACATAGCTGACCGCCTCGACCCCCCTTGCATAACATTGCGACCCACTTCGTTTATAACATTTAGGAGCGGAAGCGGACCTGAAGCTACGCCACCTGTCCTTCGTAGTGGTCTCCCACTTGGGCGAGCAATACTTACATCTATACCAATACCACCTCCTGTCATCAAGCATGACATTGCTCTTTGTGTTACGGCTGACCATTCCTCTCTTGAGTCCTCCATTAATCTTAGTAGGTAGCAATTATTCCAGAAGCTTGCATCCCTTCCTGCGTAGTATATATAACGCCCACCAGGGAGAAATTTTAATTCTGTTATAATCTTTATTAGATAATCTCTATCTTGTTTGGACATAACCGGCATGTCTTTGCCGTTGCGTGTTCCGCAGACATCGTCTACAATAGTATGCGCTCTATCCCTCCATGTCTCAAAAGTATTAGATGCATACTTATTTCTAAATGTTGTTGCTCCTAGCTCTGTATTAAATTCATTCATTAATATCTTCCTTGCTGATACCTGTGCTACCAAATCCCTTTTCACCTCTTTCATAATGAGAGATTGATGTGTGGTTAAATGATGGTGTTTCGTATTTGCTAAATACAAGTTGAGCTATTCTATCTCCTTCTGATATGTCGAAAGGCATGTGACCCATGTTGCATAATAATACCTTTACCTCCCCTCTATAATCTGGGTCTATTGTTCCTGGTGAATTTAAAACAAACACTCCATACTTATGTGCTAGCCCACTCCTCGACCTTATCTGTCCTTCAATTCCTTCTGGCATATGTAGTTTGATTCCAGTACCTATTAGCTTTCTATCTAATGGCCTTATGACGTTATCTGATGTAGCAAAGAGATCATACCCTACTGCCATTCTAGTAGCTCTTTTAGGTAAAGAAAAATTATCTTCTGTTATCTCTATTATAACAGTGCCCTCTTTATCTGTACATCTATCATGTTCTTTCAGCATTTATGTATTTCTCTTTAAGGTTATTTTCTTGAGCGTACTTTATATACTCATCTATTGTTACGCCGGAGTGCTTTAGAAATGTTTCCTCCCAAGATTTGGTACTTTCTTCTGAGCCCTCCAGTCTTGTTTTGTATATTTCTCTTGCGAGTTTATACATTACCTCATCAAATAGTTCGCCTTTAGAATGGTACGTCATCAGCTACTACCTGATTAGATATATCAGACATAGCTTCTTTCATACCTGTAGAAACTTCTTTCTTATATTCGGGGGGAGTTTCCACCTCCTTGTAAGCGTCAGGACTATTGATCATCTGTAATATAAAACCTTTTATATCTGTAGTATATTTTTCAATACCATCTTTGCCAGTGTATTTTCTGTAATCAATTGATCCTTCGACATATAAATTAGTACCTTTAGTTACATAAGAATCCACCACATCGGCTTGTTTGCCATAGAAGATTACTTTATGCCAATCAGATTTTTTATACTCCCCGTAACCTGACTCTGTTACCATGTCTACTTGCGCTATCTTGCTGCCATTTTTAGTAGCACGTATTGTGGGCTCCTTCCAAACATACCCTAATATAATAGCTTTATTAATTCCCTTCATTGTGTTTCTCCGGCCAGTATTGTTTAACATTTTTCCATAATGTTAATGATGAACTAAAAACTTCCCAGTATCTTTCAAAGTCTTCCTTCTTCCATTCATGGAACACCGATAGTCCTGGGTTCGTAGAGCTAATAAATATATTAGCCATTCTCCTAACGTTTGCTTCTCCGGTATCTCTGTAACTCTTATCTAATCCTGTTACTGCATAGGCAATTAGTTGGTAAGCCATAGACTCATAAGATAACTGTTTATGGTCAGCTCCAAACTCTTTTGTTTTAAAATCTATAGCCCACTCATCTGAGATTAAATCTACCATTCCTCCATAGCCTAAAAGCGGCTCAGAGAATGTTACCTCTGACACCCACTCTTGTTCACCACAGTTTATATCTAACAGTGACTTAACAGAGTTAAAGATAGCTTCATTTTCTCCTTCAGGTTTTTCTTCCTGTTTAAAAGATTTCTCTAACATGCTATGGATTCTAGTCCCTCTCTCAGAGGCTTCCTTAGATTCTTTTCTAGAATGTTCTAAGATTCTTTTTCTGTATTCTTCATCTGTTTCCGCTTCATACCTTTCTAATGATAGAGCCGCACTAATAGCCTTGTTAATTTTCCATTGATCCAGCCCTGGCTTAGCCATTATATCTAATACAGATGTAACTGATGGCATCCACCCATGTTTTCTAGCATCCCGTAGAGTAGAAGCCCTAAGCTTTCCGCTCTTACTAGGTACAAAGTGTTGAGGGTTTCCTTCTTTATCATACCAATGCATTACCTTCCCCTATTCAAAGTCGCCATAGAAATGCTCTCTGTTATAGCCTCTATCATCAGCAAAGCGCCACAACATGCTCTCCATCTCTACAACTTCATGCGTTAGTGGAGAGCCAACTTCATGACAATCCCTACACATTCTTGCTACTTTATTAAGAAAAGTTATAAGTTTAATATCTTCTTGTGTTCTAACTTTCTTTTTAACTACTTTCTTTTTTGCTGCCATCTATCTTCTCCGTTGTATGCAGTTTAGTTACTGATGCTTTACTTGCCATCAGAGCATCAAATCCTTCTGGTGTAGCCCAGGATGCAGGGTTCTTATCTTTATCAAATGCTCTTGGATGATAGAGATATCTCCCGATTCCCCACAAAACTGCTGCTCTTTTTAATGAGTCACTTATTCCACCTTTTGCCGATTCTATTTTAGTATCATCAGCTCCATCTGATTTAGCAACCCACTCTTCTCCTATCTTACAGACTAGACTACATATCATTCTGTCTCCTATAAAATCATAGCCAGTTTGCCAACCAGTTATACCAAAGACAGAATCTAGCCTATCCATCACATCTCTTGCATCTATATAAGCTAGTTCTTTATTGCCACCACCCTTCCTCCATTTAATTTTAACAACAGGGAAAGGTCTCTTAAGCTGGCGCTCAATTTCCTTTATGGTTTGAGTCATCTTGTTCCTCTCTTTGAAGTTTAGACTTCTTCTCTAGGTTATCCAACCATTGTTCATACTCTTGTTCGTACTGTTCTCTTTCTTCGTTATCCCTTTGTTGCTGTTCATCACTTTCATCTGGAAGGTAGTTCATTTTATAGTCAGACATATTACATCTCCGGTTGAGGGTAGTATATACCAGCGTTTATTAAAACTGATTCAACCTGGTCCATATACTCTCCGAATTGTGATACAGTTAAACTAGATGTTTGTATTGGTACTTCTCGCGTCTCTCCTTTAAGGCTAGTAACTTCCTGCATACCTAAAACTTCCATAATCATTATGGTATGTAGCTCATTAACAGTGTATCCAGATTCATTAGATGATTGCCTTATCATATGCCAGTATCTATTGTTCTGATCTATTGACCTTTGATTCTTGTTGCTGTAAGGTCTAACTATAACCTCTACCTTACCACTTGTCAAGTCTAAAGAATCTATATATTTACAGCAATCACTTTTAGATTCTAGATTATCTATCTTAAATTGTTTATTCTTGGTTATGATACTCATTAAAACTTACCTTCTATTATACCACACTTGAACGCCCTATCTATAGTTTGTAAGCACCATCTCATTTGCGTCTCCTTATCTATTGTACCGTTATGACATTCTGCATGATGTTCGTAGCATACTGGTAGAGTAAAATAGTCAGGAACTTTTTTACTCATACCAGAGCCCAGGGCTAGTATCCTAAGATGATGGGCTTGAGAATCCTTGCCGCAATAAATACATGGCTGGTCTGCAACCCACTTCAAATATTTTTTTGATTTCATCTTATTCTCTTAAAGGCTTTATGTAATTCCATCTCCCATTCTTGTGTAGTAGCTACAAGAGTATTAAAATAATTATACTTAATATATTTAATATACCTATGTCTATATGCATGAGTACTATCTATATCTTTAAATATATATCTTGCTCTTACGCTGTCACTAAGTGATCTAGTACCTACACCTAAACAAACATCACATTTATATATACTACTCTGAACTATCACTTGCTTTCTTCCATTGCATTTAGGGCATATAGCAGGGCTTAAAGATTCTTCTAGGGCTAAAGAAATTATGTTATATAAGTCTTTATTACTTATAACTTTATTCCATTCGACCTTTGATGCTGCCTTTAAAAGGCTCCTAAAAATATGTGGCTTTTGCCAATGCTCCATAGAATACTTTAGCCTTCCATATCTTGAGGCCTCGTTGCTAACTGTAGATAATATCATACACACGTCAGTCCAAGGAACTCTATTAGCAGGCCCCCAAATGCTAGGAGATTTAACTGTAAGAGATTTCAGAGATTCTAAACCCGACATCTTTAAATAACCCCTTGTATATTTCTGTTGTTGGTTTGTTATCTCCTATAGAGTCTCCTAACTCAACATAGTTTTTAAACATTACACATGCTACCCTATTAAGGGAGCACCTTTTGAACCAGTTGCACTTAGTACAAGGAGGTTCTTCTGCCTTTATAGCCCTAACTAAATTAAACATTTGTCTATTCATCTTTAAGTTTATCCATAAAATCCTTTGCTCTAAATATTATTAATGTATCTTCAAATGAAGAACCCTTTTCCTTTAAGAACACAACTGCAGTCTTCCCTTCTCTTGATGAAGCGACAGCCTGGTCCATTGCATCCTTAATCCATAGAGGTATTTGCTTTCTATACTTACATTCAATAGAAAGATAATCACTTGTTACGTCTGGCGAATCTCCTCTTGTTCTTCCTGTTACTGGAACTCTAAGCGCTCGATCCCCCAGCTCACTTAAAAAAGTACCAACCCACCGCTCAAATTTTTTCCATGTCTTATCCACTGTAAAATTGAGGAGGTATTTCCTTTGTAGCATTAAGTGGCAGGTGATAAGTTCCCATTCTCCAGTTGTATGTTAGCTCGCCTGTCCCACGCTTACCATCTTGTCTAAACCTAATCTTCTCTACGTGAACTTCGATAGAACACCCTTCTTCCTTCTGAAGATCACGCCAGATTACTATCCCATTATCCGATTTATCTCTCCATCTTGCTGACCCACTAATATCATACAGAGTAGGGATGGGATACTTTCCATTCTTGTCCCTATATAACTTAGCGGGGTGAGCAACAACCCATATGTGTATACCATACCTTCTGCCGAACTGTCTTATTCTCTTTAATGCTATAGAAATATACTCTGTTTCTGTTTGATTTCCTTCTCTTGTGTGTTCCAACTCATTCCAAGGATCAATAACTAAACCACGTATACCCTTAGTTAAGACGAGCCTCTTCGCTGCCTCTAAAATTACATTAATAGACCACTCTTTATCATCACTAGGAAGTATCCAAGTAAAATGTTTAGTAAGCCAGCTCTTTCCCCTAGCTAAATCTTCCTTACTCATTCGTGGTGTTGGCCCATCAGTGAACGGTTGCCCTATATATTTTTCTAGCACTCGAGCCATGTGATCTTCTAATGGCTGGTTCTCTGGTGAGAATATAGCAAAGTTCCAGCCATGTTTTTTAGCTATGTTTACCATTACCGCATCCATCCAGTTTGATTTACCACTGCTAGGAATACCAGTAACAACAGTGAAAGCCCCAGGCCTAACTAAATAATATGGATCAATCGTTGTCCATCCTGTACTTACGCCTCGCTCTACACCACCATCATATAACCTATCTATTGATTCTGTGAGGTTGTCAGCATTATAAGTACCCGCTATGGGGTAAGGCTTGGCGTGTTCAATACACTCAGACAAAACTGTTTTTCCATACTTTACTAAAACATCATTAGAGTCCTTGCATCCTTCAGGCCACACAACTTTGTGGCATCTGTCCTTACCCAATCTCCTAGATAGTTCTTCCTCCAGTTTATTTCCAGGCTCGTCATTATCAACGGCTATAATAAATTTATCTACACTCTTAAATTTTTCTGAGTGTAGCCAAGGGTCATTCAAGTAATCAAATTTAGATGAGTAGTCTGTGCTGTTAACAGGAGGAGCACCGTCTGGCACACTAAGACAGGTTCTAATACCAGCCTCCCATAAAGATAACTTATCTATCTCCCCCTCTACTATAACAACATTAATATTCTCACCTTCTATATCATCTATACCATAGAAGCATCGCTGTGCACCAGCCTCTAGTCGAAAGTTTTTCTTATGATCCCGATACTTAACATTAATTAACTCCCCATTCTTATAGTAAGGAAAAGCAATAGCCATAGTAAAATCTTCTAACTGTGGCATATACACTTTCTTCTCGCTTACATCAGTTTCAACTAATGTAGTTTCACTTATACCCCTATCCTTAAACCACTTAACTATAGTGGATTTCAAGTTAGTTGTGGGCAATGGATCAGGCTTAACGTACTTAGGCTTACGCCAGTGAAGCGCTGATGGCCCAACATTATCCTTACCATTAGCCAGGGTGCCAGCCCATCCGCAATGATGACACAACCAAATCCCCTCGTCTATATTAACAGACAGGCATGCAGCTTTCTTCTTTTTTCTCTGAGAAGAACAACTAGGACATTGGGTATGGGTTTGGCCAGACGTTGCTCTGCCTAGTTTAATACCAAAGTCCTCAAATGTTTTCATTTAGTTCCTCCATAGTTAGAATCTAATTCTTCGTTACCTTCGTTACCACCACCACCTCCGCCACCTTCCCTTAAAAGTGGAAGTCCTAATCTAGCCTTAGTGCTTTTAAGTTCTCTATATGCAAGGGCTAAAGATATCAAAGCATCAACCTCATCCCAATCTAAATGCAATATAACCTCATCTTGAAACTCATCTTCCTTAAAGAGATAACCTTCTCCGCACCAGTGTAAATCCAGCCCCTTATCTGTCCCATCTTCTCGCCAATCAAGGTCTAACATAATTCTCTCCTATATATTATACCACATTAAGGGTTAGCATTAAAGAATGCTTTAGCAAACCCAGGGGGTGTCATACTTCTAAGTTCTTTAGTTCGCTCAGAACTACCACCTAGTTTCTGTATCCAACTCCCTTGGGTGCATACTTTTTTAGCCTCTACTTTATTCTGTTTAGGTATATTAAACTTACCCCATAGTAATGTTTTCTTTGTGTAAGGATCACCATAATCACATGGATTAAACATAAGAGTAGGTGGCCCAAGCCAACGTTTCAGCCTACCGACAGGGTTCTCAAGCACCCACCAAACAGGGTTATAGATAGCAACGAACCTTAGAGATGCATCCACTAATGCCATACCTTCCAGGGTGCGACCATCCTCATCCTTCTTTTTCCAGTACTGCGCTCCACTCACAGCAAACGCAGTGCAGGGTGGTGCCATAAGTATACCTTGCACATCCTTGTCCATATGATAAGCCCATCTTATGTCCTGCCCATGTTTTATATCTACTTGGATTACATCATAGCCTGCGTCTCGGTATGGCTGAGACCAGGCACCCGAATAATCAAACAAAGATATAATGGTTTTGTCTTTCATAATCCTCCTATATATTATACCATACTGAAGGGTCTATTATCTGTCTTATCTAATATAATATTTATTTCTTCTGGAATAAACCCTCTATTAGATAACCTAACACAGTCTCTCATTATAACACACTCATTACTATCATCAATGTAAAAGCTTGACCAGTCCATTACTTCTATTGCTATGTCATGATCTTCCGGTGTCATGTATAACTCTGACTTAAACATCTCCGCTTGTCTCATCGTATCTTATCTCCTTTTTAGCTTCCCTTCTCTCACGTTTCCTAGATTTAAGATGCTTCCCACCTTTCTTAAGTATAGGATAATTATACCTTGGCTTAGCCTGGCGTTGCTTCACTTCTCATTCTCGCAAACTGTGTAGAAAGACAACTATCAGGCAAGTCTTTAGCTATACTTAGTGCTAACTTCTTACATGCCTCTGCATCTGAATGATCCTCCATGAACCTACCAACATACAACCTTCTGATCAACCCATCATTAGGACCTTTGAGACCATAGCAAGATGGCTTGTACATCTCAATAGCATAGTGCTTGGTATCTGTAGTTTGGCCTCTGAATGTGGCGTACTGTGTAACGTAGTCTAGTTCCAGGTCAGACTTAAGCCTAGCCTTTGTCATTTCCTTGTAATGTTTTGCTTCAAGTTGTTCTTGTAAGGATTTGTTTTCAGCGAATTTTTTCACGCCTCTCTCTATCTTTCTCCCGCCTTCTACCTTACCGCATGGTCTCAACTTTATACTATGTGTCTTAGTTATATCCCATACAGTCCTAGGACTATAGTTGTCTCGCCTAACATCACTACCTGGATCATACATCAGGTACATTTTATTATTAGAATTTGTTTCATATATACCTACTGACTCCGGTAAATATGATAACATTCTTTCCATGCTTCTTGCCTGCTGATGCCGATACATACCGAAGCGCTCTTTAGCTGGAACGTCTAAGTAAATATCGCCATTTTTCTTATATGTGATTACAGTATCTGAGATAGTGACACTCTCCTCGTTCTCCCATGTCTGAGTCTCCATCTGAAAAAGTAAATCGCCGTGATTACTTTTTACTAGATTAAAATCATGGCCCATCCTTACTATATTTATCTCAGTATTATAATAGTCATTAATCTTTTTGTAATCACCGTACTCACTGTAACCCATATCATGGGAGCTATTTCGCCATACCATAAATTTTCTCCATTCTATTCAGTATATCATCTGTTGAACTTAACACATCATCTCTTGCGTCTGCATCCTTACGCAACACATCTACATCCTCAAGCAACTCATCCCTAATCCTTCGCCTTATATCCTCTATCTCCTGATCATCAGCAAAGTTTAGTTCGGGCAATATATTTACCAACTGTTCCATCTTCTCCATTAAAGTATCATGTATAACAGGGTTACCATTCTTGTTCTTACCTGATAGAACCTTCTTCATATGCTCTACATTTTCTACTATTCTATTGCATAAATATTCCTTAGACTTTTCAAACTGCTGAGCGATACTATCTTTTATGTCCTCCTTGATACGTTCAGCCTCTGCCTCGCCAACAGCCACCCTCAAGTCCAGGCTATCTGCATCAGGCACTGGCCTAACCCACTGCTCCATCTTAAACTTAGATACAAAGGCCTCAACTGGTGGGTAATCCCACTCGCTAAATAACCCTCCATCATCTGATGATTGCCCGTTTAATCTATCCTTGCTATCTTGCATCATCTCATCGTACAACCCGTTCTCTAGCTTCCATATATACTGGTCCATCTCTCTCCTGGCATCTCTCCACACCTTAGAGAAGGCCATTAACTGTGTATTAGGAAGTAAGTTTACCTTAATTCCATTGTTTAACCACGGCAATGTCATATTATCAAAGGCATTTATTACTTTTCTTTTAATATTTTGTGGTTCTTTTAGGTACTTGGAATCAATAGTAATCTTATTGAAATTCCCCGAACTTCTGCGTCCTCCCTCTATATTGTACTGATCTGCGATGTCATTCGACACCTGTTTGTCAACTTTTCTGCCACTTGGTATGGAAAAATCTACCGTTAACAGTAAAGCTTTTTCACTTAGGCTCATATATTTCTCCTTAATCTACTACGATTATCTCACCGAACCCACACTTATCCTTATAATACCCTGGATCAGCATCAAAAGCAACCCATAATACAGGGTAATCTGGTGCATACTCAGGAAAAGAACCGAACATATCTGTTAGATATATAAACAGTGTAGGATTCTCATCATGTTCCTCTACCCATTCAAAGGCAGGCTCGAACGATGTACCACCACCACCCCTGCTATCTATAACTATCGGTAGATCGTCAGGGGTATAGCGTTGTACATTATTAACAGCACTATCAACATAAAGAACGATACATTCATCTATATCACACTCCTCCATTATTGAAGTTATCTCCCCACCACATTGGTCAAGGTATGGGGTCATTGAACCGCTATCATCTGTTGCTACTACTAATTTACTTATGCCGTTCATTTTCTTAACTGATGGTAAATATATCCCATCATCTATGAATCTTTTGTTAGGCTTAGTCCAACTTGAGTCATATCTCACTAGATCATAGGCGTACATCCTTAACTGCTCACCCCATAATACTTTAGGCTCAAGAAATTCATCTATTAAACTCTTGAATTCTCCAGGCAATGTACCCCTTAGTTTGCATGCTTCAGCAGCAGATACTAGCCTTTCTTTCCATTCATTCTCTACCTCTTGCTTCTCTGATGATGTTAACTTACCATCTTCAAAGTATCCAGTTCCACCAATATCCCCCAACCCAGGCCCATCAACTTCCGTAGCGTTCTTTATCAGGTCATTATAGATTGCATCAGCACTCCACTCATCGTACTTCTCATCTAGTAATGCACTTTCTGGAAGTTTGATGCCATACTTAACAAGCAATGGGTTGATAGCATAGTCACATGCTAGATTCCATACCATAGGATTCCTTGTTCCTCTCCTGGTCACATGAAAGAACCCACAGTGCATCACCTCATGTAGCAGTATACCAGTAACCAACTCAGTACTCAGGCTATCAGCGTACTCCTCATTGTAGAATATAGAAACCCCATCAGTAGCAAAGGTATCTATCTCATTATGTGGCTTCATCTTCATAGGACACAGCAACGTACCGAAGAACGGATGGTCTAGTAATGCGTGTGACCTTGAAGCCTCAAGTTTTCTTTCTAACTGCATACGCTTTCTCCCTCTGCTTCATCTAGTAATTCAGAAAACGCTTCCTCTGGACTTAGGTTATCTATCCTTCTTGTCTCTGCATCTTCTTCATCAAGCCCATCATAAAACCGTACTGTATCTCTACAGGTATCTTCATTATGAATAGATGTATAATAAATCTCTTGATTATCTGGCATACCCCTAACAATACAGAACTGGAATACATTCCACCAAAAACCATGCTTCCATGTTAGTTCATCATCTACGCAAGGGATAGATTCAAAATACTGATATGCATGATCTCCTATTACATACATTATATCATAATACAGAGACTTAAACCCAACTTTCTTAGCCATATTAAACTCCTTATCCTAATAGGATATCAGTATTCTTCATACCGAAATCAGTGAACGCCTTGGTATCACATAGTTCTGGCTTGTTACTGGTTGATTCCTTCACTACCATTATACCATACTCAGCAGGCAATCGGCTCATGTATTTCAAGACAGACTCATAATTTTCTGGGCTTGAATGAAATGCCAGACTACATGCTATAGCATACTGTGCACTTGGGTTCTCAGGAACCTTGGCCTTGCCTGGATTCTTTATGCAGTCATCAGGATCAGGCACCTCAGATGCTACCTTCTCATGCGCTCTGAACGCTACCGCTGCCCCTTCTCCCACATCTGCTGAATATAAGTGAAACCTTATGTCATCTGGTGGGTTAAGGCTCCTGGTTTTACTCAGCTTTTCCCAACTTCTAGGTGTGGGCCACGCCCAGTTACCATCACCCTTCTCTGGCCTCATGTGCATAAAATTACCGTGCATCTTAAGAAAGGATTGCACCATAGGGTCAACACCCATCTTCATGAGGTATCTGAGCAACCCATCTGGGTCTAACACCACCTCATAATGGGAGAATCTATCCTGTAATGCGTAGGATAAACCCCTGTTTATACCACCATGCTCACGCCTGTTACCTATGGCTATGATTATCCAACTCTCAGGAAACTTGTAGTCTCCCAGTCTTTTCTCAAGAAAGAGTTGTTGCAACGATGCCTTAACCGATTCCATATTCTGATCCAGGAACTCATCCATTACGAACGCGCCTCTCTCCCCATCCCTATCAACCCTGGGAAGGAAGTCGGGTATCGCCCATCTGGAAAGCAACTCATCCCTGTATGGCACACCTCGGATATCAGCATCACCTATTTGCGTGGCTCTAAAGTCTATGACATTACCCAACTCAGCCATAGCCCAAGAGTTAACCACTTCTGTCTTGCCTATACCTGATTCCCCTACTACCATCACAGAATTACCATTCTGCGTGGCAAACGTCAGATACTTAGGCAGATCAGTTACCGCTATCTTCGCTGTCATATATGTCTCCTAGTGAATTGAAACGACTGGTGGTTGTGAAAGAAGAACAAGTTGCGAGTAGTATATATCACCATCATCCGACTGTCTACCAAGCAACGGTGGTGAGGAGTCGAAATCACCCAGTCTATATACTGTAGCCCGTAAAACACTATCCCAAACTGGGATAGCAGTTCTCTGCAAGTCCTCAAGGTATATTTCTTTTGACTCAAACATCATTTATCTCCTCACATTCCCCTTGAACCTGCTTCCAGGTCTTTCCACCATCCAGATAGACACCCAACCTAGTGTCATCCAGTTCCTGGAGTGCTATAGGATCAGTGGATTCCCACCACTCATACTTCCCTCTGCGCCTCTCTATCTCAGCGTCAGTCCTATCCTGTTTCCTCACCGCATCCATCCAATCCTGCTCGGTCAGTTCACAGCCCTTTAACATCTTTACTGATACACTACTGAATAAAGGCATAATAGCCTCCTATATTAGTGGCTTGCGCCACGTTGGTTTGCTACACCCAGGTAGGGAGTAGCCCCTAATCACGATCCTATTTTCTCAGCAATTTTGACACCATATCTGTGTCATAGTTACCAAAATAAAACCGTCCATCCTTACCCATGCACCACGGATTAGACAACTCACGATAGTGGGGCAGTACCTCATCCCCATTGTACATGGCCTGCTTCACGGCCTTCCTCTCACGTTTGTGATTGGCAATCTTGTATTTTTTCTCCGACTTGCAGAGAGTCGCACCCGATATACAGGTTTTCTTGCGTGATCTGGACATACTACCCCCTACCCTTCAAGAATAAGAAGAAAACAAGTCAAAAAAATCATGAAGATACTGAATCTTATGATCGTTAGCATAGTCTACACCTCCTATTGAAACAACGTCACATTTCAGTTCGTCTATAAGACCACAGAGAACCCCATTACCGCTGTCGGCGGGCATATCAGCCAATACACCGCGCAGTCCGGTCACTACATCACACTCATCCATCAGCATTGCTCATCTAAAAACGAAAGAGTTTCTCTAAACTTAATGTGAGGGAAAAGCAAAGCAAATTTTACTTGAGTCCTTAACTCCGGAACCTCACCTGATATACCTAACTTAAAAGCAACAGCCTTTAATTCACTCGTAGTCCAGCCATCAATCAGCATCTTAACTACATCTGATCTTCTGACTGTTATTTTTAACTCAGTCATCAGTATTCTCCTGTTTGTTGGGTAAGTACGTTACGAGTTCGCTTTCGGTTAACCCCATTGGGT